ATTACATTTTAGACCCCTTAACCGCATCATCTTTAGGCCGCCCATTTACACAATTGACTATGGTGTCTAATACTGAAACCTGGCCAATTTTCCCAGGGCTAACACAAAATGGATTACGCCCAGGTGTACAGGTAACTGCAAGATGGGGATGGCCTTCAGTGCCGGATGATATAAATATGGCTTGTTTAATTCTTACTGCCGATTTGTATAAGCGTAAAGATGCACCTGGTGGCATATTAGGATTAGGTGATTTAGGCGTAGTTAGAATGTCCCCAATCGGTAGAGATGTAACTGCAATGGTTAGAGCTTACAAAAAAGAAGTTATTGCATGAATCCCAGCACAGTTAGAACTAACCTTAAAACTGCCTTAAGCACAATTACAGGTATGCGAGTATTTGACTATGTGCCGGACTCTACAAATATCCCAACCAATAACGCCTTTGCAATAGTCGGCCAATTATCAATGAATTATGATTACACACTAAATAGAGGATTTGATTCTGCAAGCTGTCAGATCATTGTCGTAGTTGGCAGAATGAGTGAAAAAGATGGACAATCAAGATTGGATGGGCTACTTGCTTCATCCGGTTCTACTTCAATTAAAACCGCTGTTGAAGCAGATAAAACTTTAGGCGGTGCTGTTCAAACTCTAAGAGTTGTGTCTGCAAGCCCTGGCACAATTACATCCGCTAACATTGACTACCTAAGTTATCAATATGCGGTTGAGTTGATAGGTTAGTAACGAGAGGAAAAATATGGCCATATTTATGGGTAACAAAGTTGCCGTCATATTCGGTAGTACTAATACTATTACTGATCATGTCAGCACTGTCAGCCTTGCACGAGAAATTGATCAGGTTGAAATCACAACAATCGGGGATACAGTACAAAACATGATAGGCGGAATTGAACGCCCTACATTAAATCTTGAACTGTTTAACGATTTTGCGGCATCATCTGTGAACGCATTATTTGAAGATGCTTTAGGCACAAAGGTTAATATCAAGTTAATCCCAGTAGCCGGTACAGTATCTGCAACAAACCCAAGTTATACAATGTCATGCTTAGTATCATCATGGACACCTATCAATGGTGCTGTTGATGCGGTAGCAAGCGTATCTGTATCACTGCCGGTAACTGCATTAACAAAATCAACAAGCGCGTAATAAGAAAAGGGTGGGACAATGCACAAGATTGAAATTGTTAAAAAAGATGGTAAGAAAGTAACCTATGATCTTACGCCATCCGCAAAGGTGGCGTTTGAGGCCGAATTTAAAACAGGCTGGCGTAAGAGATTAGGCGAGCTACAAATGGAAAGTGATCTGTGGTGGTTTGCCTGGCGTTTAGAAAAGGATGCCGGCAAAACTGAACTTTTATTTGGTGATGATTATATCAATCAGTATTTAGATGTTGATTTGATATATGACTCAAAAAATGGATAGACCGCCACGGCCAAATTTACGAAATCGCTTCCGTGTCGGTTGCAACAGGTATCAGCCCTAAAGATTTGTTAGAGGTTGATCCAGCGATTTATGCAGCCATAAAAGCCATTTTGCAAGAACGCCAATTTAAAAATAAAAAGGCAACAGTAAGGCGGAAGTAATGCAAGCACCTACCTATTCAGGATTGCCTGGCAGAACTAGGTCATTGTCGGCTGTGCCATCAATCTATGTTGAAAACTTAGATGAGTTAATTGCAAAAATGAAAAAGGTTGATCCTGATTTGCAAAAAGAATTTAGGCGCGGATTAACTAAAGCTGTAAGACCTGTTGCAAAATTGGCACAAGATTTTGTACCACACTCACCATTCCCAGGCTGGCGTGAAGTTGATCCTAACTACCCACCACAATGGGGATGGGCTAACGATCAAGCACATAGAGGCAGAACAATTGGTGAGAATAAAAGAAGCCGTTGGAAATGGTCACAAACTGAAGTTATACGCGGCATAAGAGTAAGTACTGCTAAAACTAAAGTACAAAGAATTAAAGGCGTTACATTTGGTGTAACTGCAATAGCCGTCATAAATAAATCTGTACCAGGTATAATTTATGAATTGGCAGGATTTGGATCATCAAAATCACGGGGTAGAACTAGGCGCATAAGTCGTAACCCAAATGCAAGTGAAGCATTTATTGGTAAATTACAAGGTACTGCTAGATCGCAAGAATACAAAGAAAAAAGATTGATTTATAGGGCATCTCAACAATTAGGTGGCCAAGTAAATGATAATCTATACGGAGTATTAAAAAAATATCTAGGCAAAGAATTTAGAGGTTAATCATGGCATTGAGTCAATATGTAGCGATTAACTTTTTAACTAAGTTTGATAAAAAAGGTTTAGAGCGTGCCACTAAAGAGCTAAAAGGTTTTGACAAAGTAGTAGCTACTGGCACATTTAGATTAAAAACTTTTGCAAAAGCCGGCGCAATTGCGGCCGCAGCTGGTTTGACTATTTTTGCTAAACGATCAATTGAAGCGGCTTTAGCTCAAGAAAAATTAGATAAGCAATTACAATTATCTTTAAGAAGCCTAGACGAAGAATTTAGATTTCCTGAAATTAAGGGGTTTTTAGATACTTTAGAACGCGCTACAAATGTTACTGGCGAACAGTTAGTACCTGCATTTAGAAAATTGGTAACTCAAACCGGAGATTTACAATCAGCACAATTTTTATTAAGCACAGCCTTAGATACAGCCGCTGGCACAGGTGTAGATTTAAACACTGTTTTAGATGCCATAAATAAAGCCGCAATAGGCAATTACAAATCAATAGTATCGTTAGGTATTGGATTTACCACGGCAGAGGCAAAAGCAGCTGGATTTACTAAAATTATTCAAAGCCTTGATAAGTATCAGGGTGCGGCAGAAAAACAAACCGAAACATTTTCAGGTCAATTAGAGTCATTTCAAATAAGCGCGGGTAAAGCTACTGAAACTTTAGGTTTAGGATTTTTAACCGCAGGCGCATACATAACCGGCGCACAAGGTAAATTAGATGTTTTTGGTGCAACCCTTGAAACTACTGCCACACAATTTTCAGATATTTTAGTTGGATCAGCAAAATCATTTGGCGATAAAGGTTTAGGTGGTTATTTAGATTTAGCGTTAATCGCACTAGAAGGTTTAGTTGGCGAATCAGTAACCCTACAAAAATTAGAAAAAGAAGGCATTAAAATAAGAGAACAGCGCATATTGCAAGAACGCGGTTATTTAGGTTTATCACAATTAACAATTGATGCGTTAGAACAACAAAGATTATTTGGTAAAAAAGAACTTACTACTGAACAGATATTACTAAAAATACAAAAAGATATTTTGGCTAGAGAAAAGAAATTGACCAAAGAGAAAAAATTACAAAGAACATTTGATGAAAAGAAAACCAAATTAGAAGGTATGTTTGACCTAGAAAAAATAAACCTACAAGCTGCATTGAGTAGAAAATTATCAGGCGAAGATCAAATCCGCGTAGAGATACTTAAGAAGTTGGCAGATGGTACACAAGAAGCAGTTGATGAAGCTGAGAGATATGCGGATGTATTAAAAGTAATTGCGGATGGTCAAATCACAAGTGAAGAAGTCGCAATGCTGGCTGAAAAATGGGGAATGACTGGGCTTGAAGTTATATTGTATTTAAAACTTTTATTTGACTCTAATGAAGAATTAAGAAAAATGTTAGGGTTATTAGATGAAATTGGCAAAAAAGCTAAAAGCATTAGTTTTAGATTTGATCCGGCAAGATTTAGAATGGGTGAAGAAATAGACAGAACTGGCGAGCCTGAATTACCGGAAAGTGATGAGCAAGAAAGACTGAGAAGATTCCGTGAATTAGGTGCGCCTGAGTTTGCATTAGGTGGCATTGTTACTAGACCTACCGCCGCCATAATTGGTGAGGCTGGAGCTGAGGCAGTAATCCCATTAGATCAAATGGGTAGTATGGGTAGTAGCATAAGTATCAATGTTGCCGGATCAATTATTTCTGAAGGTGAATTACAATCAGTAATTCAAAATGTTTTATACAACATGAACCGAGCAGGATCGGTAAGTCAATTAACTAATTTAGGTAGATAATGGCAGCCGCTAATTTAAGTGTTGAAATAGATTTTTCCAATGGTGCAACATTTGATCCGGCATTAGTTTTAGATGATCCGGCAACCCCATTAGATAAAGCTATATTAGGTACAGATGCTTCAGATGTAATTGACATAACACCTTATATGACACAATCTTTTATTAAACGCGCATTTAATAGATCGGCAGATTCCTTTGTTGGTGGCAATGCAAGAATTGTTTTTGTAGATCAAACAGGTGAATTTAACCCAGCCAATACATCTTCACCTTTATTTGGCAAAATTAGACCAATGCGTAAAATTAGATTTAGGGCAGAATTTTTAGGTGTTACCTATAACTTAGGATCGTTTTATATTCAACAATGGGATTACCAAAGCCCTACCGGATTTGATCCGGCTTATGTAACTTTAAATTGTGTAGATGGATTTCAATTATTAAATTTATCAACTTTGACTACTGTTACAGGTGGGGTAGCAGGTCAGACAACCGCACAAAGAGTTAGTAGTTTATTAGATGCCGGCGATTGGCCAGGCGGCATGAGAGAAATTTCTACAACTGCAACTACAACTGTCCAGGCTGATACCGGAGCATCTAGATCATTATTATCAGCCTGTCAAACAGTAGAACAAACTGAGCTAGGTGCTTTTTTTGTTAATGAATTAGGATTTGTAGAATTTTTATCTAGGGCAGATATTGTAACATTATCGGGTGGCACACCTACATTGTTTAGTGATCAAATAGGGTCAGGCGATATTACCTACCAGGCAGTGCAATTTGATATTTCAGATGAACAAATGATTAACCAGGTTGCAGTAACACGCAGTGGCGGTATTACGCAAGTTGCCAGTGATGCGGCATCAATAAATGATTACTTTAAACATAGCAGGGTAAGAAGCGGCATTATGGAAACCGATTTAGATGCTGAAAATCAAGCATTAACAATTATTTCTTCCCGAAAAGAGCAAGGTGTTAATATCCAGTTAAACTCACTTAAGGTAGATGCTTTTGGTACAGATGACCCATCAAGGACAGTTGCAGCTTTAAATTTAGATGTTTTTGACCCAATACAGGTAACTCAAACATTCCCTAATGGCAATGTAGTATCAGATACCCTAATTGGTGGGGTGGAGTATCAAATAACCCCTAGAAGTTTTATGGTGACTTTTTCATGCGCTCAACCATTTGCGGTCGGGTTTTTGCTAGACTCTAGCGTTGATGGAATTTTAGATCAAGATTTTATTACTTATTAGGAGTGTGTAGATGGCAACCTTTGTAACCGGTCAAGTCTTAACGGCGGCTCAAATGAATAGTATCGCTAACCTTACTGTCAGAGGCGTTACTGCTACTAGTGATACCTTTGTACTTGCAGATGCTGACAATAAACTTATTACTTATGACAATGCTGCAACAATAACAATTACAATCCCACCTGAGAGCTCTGTAGCGTTCACTACAGGTACAACAATAAACATTATTAAAATTGGTGCCGGTAGTCTAACTCTTACTCAAGGTGCTGGTGTAACTATTGCCTCAGCCGCAGCTACTTCAACAAGTCCAACAATAACCACTACTTTTGGTGCTGCAAGTTGTATTAAAGTAGGAGCAAACAGTTGGTATGTAGTAGGTCGCCTAACCTAATATGTCAAGCACTATATTAGGCATCTTTGCAAATCAGACTGTAACCACTCCTTTTATTGCTGTTGCTCATAGCACTACACCTTTTGTTTCTATTTACCCTTTTACTAACGGAACTTTTGGCACAAAAGTTACAAATCCTGCGACACTGCCTGCCGGTACTGGCACTGGTATTTCATTTTCTACTGGAAATAGTTTTGTTGCAGTGTCACACAACACTACACCTTTTGTATCAGTTTACCCTTTTGCAGATGGTATTTTTGGTACAAAAGTAAGCAACCCTGCAACTTTACCTACAGGAAATGCAACTAACACAAAATTTTCCCCCGCAGGCGGTTTCATTGCAGTAACAAATGGCATAAGTCCATTTATACAAGTCTATCCTTTTACTAGTACCTTTGGCACTAAAGTGGCGGATCCTGCTACTTTGCCAGACATTAGTAATGGTTTATCTTGGTCATCTAATGGTGACCATATTGCAGTAGGCCACAATAATAGTCCATTTATCAATGTCTATCCTTTTACTACTACCTTTGGCACAAAAATTGCCGATCCTGCTACCACACCGGGCACTACAGCTAATGGCATTGCTTTTACCTCATCTAATAATTTTATTGCAGCTGGCAGTGGCACTAGTCCTTTTGTTTATGTTTATCCATTTACAGGAGCCTTCGGGACTAAGATTGCTAACCCAGCCACATTGCCTACTGGTACTGTTCAAGGTGTAGCCTTTTCACCATCTAATTCCCATATTGCACTTGCACACAATACAACACCATTTGTTACTGTTTACCCCTTTACTACAACCTTCGGGACTAAGATTGCTAACCCAGCCACATTGCCTACTGGTAATGGCCGCAGTGTGGCTTTCTCATCTAATGGTGACCATATTGCAGTTGCTCATCAAACTTCCCCCTTCATATCTGTTTATGCTTTTACTACTACCTTTGGCACTAAAGTGGCTGATCCTGCTACTTTGCCTACTGGTAATTGTGAAGATGTTACATTCACTAGATAACAAAGGAGCAACATGGATAATGAACAAACGCTACAACCATCAATAAAACAAGTACGCATTGATGAGGTTAAAAGTTATGAGTCAAACATTGACACTTACAGAAAACTTATAGCAAAACTTGATGGTGATTGGGATGCAGACTTAATACACCTAAAAGATCTTGATCCACAGGAAGCGGCAAGACAATGCGCTATGGACAGACTTGATCGCCTTGCAGTGTTGCAACAATATGATCAGATGATTAACTTGCTCAAGACTGAAATTGTTGAGTGCGCTAAAGCTCAAGCAATTTTAGATATACTCTAATTATCAAAGATGAGTATGGCAAAAATTATAGAACTCACTAGCCCTAATGGTTGGCCGGCTAGTGAGGATCGCAGGGCATTAGGTATTGAAACTTTTACAGTGCCAGGCACAAAGATTAGGTTTGCATGTGCCAAAGCCGTTGCGCCAATTTTAGTAAGTTTTGCCAAAGATTTTCATGAGCTAGTTGAGCCAATAGATCAAGGCCAAATAGATGACTGGGGTTATGCCTTTAGGCAGACTAGGGGATCAGATAGAGTATTAAGCAACCACGCATCCGGCACGGCTATTGATTTAAATGCAATTAAGCATCCGTTGGGCAAGTCAAATACATTTAATAAGCATCAGCGTAATACAATTAACCTACTCATAACTAAATATGGTTTGACCTGGGGTGGCAATTACAAACGGCGTAAAGATGATATGCACTTTGAAGTTGCGTTAAACCAAAATGAAGTTAAACAAAAAATAAAAGAGTTAGGATTAAAATGAAATTAGATAAGAAGAAAAAAGAGATTCTAAAATCTTACGCCCGAAGCCTTGCCGCCGCAACTATTACAACTGTATTGGCTTTAGTTGCAGATTGGAATCCTGAATACGCAATTTTGGCCGGTGCAATAGTCGCACCTTTGGCACGCTATTTTGATCCAGCGGATGAGAAATTTGGCATCAATAGTAAATGACTATGAATGACATCCTAGCACTAGCGGTATCAACTGCAACCATAGTAGGTTCGCTAGTTGCATCCGTGCGTTGGCTTACTAAGCATTATCTAAGTGAGCTAAAACCTGACAATAATGGCCAACATAATTTAGAAGGCCGTGTAGCAAAAATAGAAGCCAAGTTAGACACGCTTTACGAAATACTGATTTCCAAGAATTAGTCAGCCCTATCCCCTACCCTATGGCCATGAAGATGTGCGTGGTTGTACCCAGTAGGGGCAGGCCTGAAAATGCGGATCGGCTGGCCAAAGCCTTTATAGATACTAATACGGAAGCTGATTTGTATTTTATTGTAGATAATGATGATCCGCGTTGGGTGG